GTACAAGACCAATACATGTAATTAGTGGTGGTGAATCAACTACTCATATCGGAGGTGATGAAGAGTCCTTATTAAATAGAAAAAGTGCAAAGATAATTAAATCTATTAAACCTAATGATGTTGTATCTACAACTGTTCCATATATAACATATGGTGGTGAAGAATTAGATATGCCAGATCATATTCATAATGATATTATGAATTTTGATAAATATAGGCAGGGATTTGGAATAGCAAAAGAGAAACCTACTGCAACATATTTAGGAGAACAACCTACCGGTAAAGGTAATGAAATTGATGTTCCTGAAAAGACACAGGCATTAGAAAAACCTAAGTTTGTCAATCCTTTTGAGAAAAAAGCTGAGGTTTCTAATACTGAGCCTCAAGAATGGAAACCTCCTGAAGCTTTTCCTAAGAATGAAGAACCTATCACTCCTGAAACTCCTAAAGAACCAACTCTATCAGAAAAGGCAACATCTAAGATTCAAGAATTTGAAGATGCCGCTGTGGCTAGACTTAAAGCTCGCGGAACATTTAAAGGTACTCGTCTTGGAGCCGGATTACCAGTAGATGATTTAGCTGACTTAGCTATTTATGGAGCTGCTAAGATAGCTAAAGGTGTAGTGAAATTTGCTGATTGGTCAAAAGAAGTTATTGATGATTTTGGTGATTTACTTAAACCTCACTTAAAACAGATTTATGAAGCATCTCAAGCTAAAGCTAAAGAGCTTAATATGTCTAACATACCTAAGGGAGCCGCTGTAGCTTATAAAGATGTAAAATCTACCCCTCTTCAGAGTGGGGTTAAGAAGCTATTCAATTCATTAGTTGAAGCTAAAGGTCAGACTCGTGAACAGCAAGAGATTTATAAAGAAGCTAGAGCAGTAAGATTTCAGGATTTTGAAGCTACTGGAGGAACTGGAGTAGATAGAGCTAGAAAAGCATTATCAAAATTAGCTGGAGAATACGACAAGGTTGAGCCGGGAGAGAAGTTAGGACTTAATAAAAATGAAGTGAAGGAAATATTTGATGCTATTTGGGAAGCTAAAATTAATGCTCCCGAGAAAGCTAGACTCCAAAAGTCTATGTTTAAACTAATGGAAGGAGAAACAGCCCTTCAACCTAATGAGTTAGAGTTAATAGATAGAGTATTTAAGAAGCATTTATCGTCCGTTAGCGGCCCCGGAGCCTCTGGAAAATATGATATTGGATCTATTGAACACAGAGATTTAATTTCTAATTATATTGCCGATCATCCAAATGCTAAGAAAGCTGAAGTTGATAACTACGTTAAAAATATAAAGGATGAAAAGTCTCCGACTAGTTTTACTGAGGCTGCTACAGGAAAGAAAAAATCAGATGATCTTCTAACTAATTTAGCTAACTTTTCTAGTAAAACTACTAGAGCTGTATTAGGATTTCATGTTCCAGGAACTGCACTTTCATTTCACGGATTTAATGAAGCTATAAGAAATACGATATTCGGACCTGACTTTAATCCTATCTCAGCGGCTGGACGATTTGGTGAAGCAATTAATTATTTAGCAAGGCCAGGTAAAGCTCAAGAGTTTTTAAATGCTAACACATCAGCACTATCTAAAGCTATTGAAGAAGGAGGATTAAGAGCAGAAACTGGAGATATCGGAGTAAAATCTTTATTTAAAGGTAATAATCTTATAACAAAAGGATTTAATTCTCTTACTAATCCTAAACCTCTTTTTGGTCAAGTCATTCCAGCTTTAAAGTTGAAAGGTTATCAGGGATTATTAGAACAATATGAGAAATCTGGTATTCCTCATAAGCAAGCAGCTAAATGGGCTGGAGAAGCCACTAATAATATTTTTGGCGGATTGAATTTAAAGGAGCTAGAAAGAAATCCTAACACACAAAAATTGTTTAGGATAGCTGCATTAGCTCCTGATTGGTTAGAATCGAATATTCGTATAGCAAAAGGGATGGCTGGAGCTATTAAAAGTCCTTTAAATCCTAAAAATAGAGTTTATATGGTTGGCATGATTAATTTTCTAGGTTCTTATGTTGCTATGAATATTGTAAATGCAATTAATAATGATGGTAAATTCTCATTCCAGAATGAAGTTGGTCATGAATTTGATATTGCTATTGGTAAAGATTCGTCTGGGAGAGTAAGATATTTTAGTCCCTATGGAACATCGATGGATATGTTTAGGATTCCTCTAGAGATTGCTCATGCAGCCGTTGATGGTAATATTGGTAAAGGATTTTCCGATTTAAGAAGCAGAGCGTCTGAACCGTTGCAATTTTTAACGGATTTGGAAACTAATACTAATTATGCTGGACATCCATTATACGATAAAACTAAATATGGTAAGCCCATGAATATGTTTATCTCAGATAGTAAACATGAATCTCAAGCTCTAAATATAGCTAGTGATGCAGCAGGACACTTTCTACCAATAGGTGCGGAAGCTGGAATTAATTTAGCTCAAGGTAAAATTAGTCCTGAACAGTTTGCATCACAAGTATTGCAGTTACCAATGAAGTATAAACTTCCTGAAAATATGTCTAGGAATCAGGGTGGTCTAGGTCGTCCTAGAGTGAGAATACGTTAGAAATCCTTAACAACAGGAAAAGACCAACACACACCTTGAAATTCTATTCGTTGATGATTTAAATGATCTTTAATCCATCCATCACTCATCCTATCTTCTGGCCTAGAAAAGATTCGTTTTAACAAATCTAGGATGAATTTCACTTCTCTCTCCTAGAAATATCACACTTCCAGAGAATACAATAGTTAGCCATATCAATAAGGCTATCCTGAATAGATTCATTCTTAGCATCTTTATCTGAGTTAAGAAGATTCGCAAGACGGCTGAATTTATTAGCAATGAAATGAGCATATGTCTTATCTCTTTCGTTCTGAAACAAAGAAGTCATCTTAGTAACTTCATCAAAGTTAAAAAATGGATTATCATTATTAGCGTAGTCGCTATTCTTCTTGATATGAAGCTTCTCCATTGCTTTTAGTGTTTCTGAGAACTCAGGGATTCGGGGCATTGTTTTTGTCCTTTTTGTGAATGGTGCCGCTCAAGGGATTTGAACCCTTACCTTTTGAGATTTTAAATCTCATGCCTCTGCCAGTTGGGCTACAGCGGCTCTTTTTCTTCTCTCATATCTCTCAATTTCAATCAAACGATGCTTTAAACATTGATGAAATGGTTTACTTGTATCTGGATTAATACCGCAAAGTTTTCCGCAACGATAGCATTCTCCTTGAGAGATTCTTAATTCATAGTTAGCCTTAGCATTGACTCTTGCTCTTATTTTTTCTCTTTCAGAATAAGCTAAGTAGTCTGATTGATTCTTAAACTTTGACTGCTTGTTTGACATTCTTCTACATGAAAATAATGATTTCCTTTTTCATCTCTCATTCCTACAGCACGTCTCTCAGAGATGAGTTCTTTACAACGTTCACAATGATACATGAAAGGAATAACTGTGAGGATGACATAATCAGTCATTTTAAATTCTTCCACTTGTCACGCTCTCTAGTAATGATATCAAATGTATCTAAGCATCTAATTAAATAAGAAGATAATAGAAAGTCAGGTGTATCGCTACCATTCTCCAATGAAAGTTTATTAATTAATTGTTCCAATTCGCTCCTAAATCTTTCGTATGAACTCACTTCTTCAACCCTCCATTATTCTGCTCCCTAAATCTCATAAGACTCTCCTTCGGTTCCCCGCTAAGCTCAAAAATCCAATCACTAGCAGTTCCAAAACCAGTTTTCTGTCTAGTAATCCATTTCATTTCAAGTAAAGTTTCTATGATTTTATCTAGCGTTACTTCGTTATAATCTCCGAAACCCTGAACTAGAAGTGATTTTCGTGTGAGGGTATTCCCACGAGCCGCTATGAGGTGGTCTAGGACACGCTTCGTTTTCGCGGCATCATCGTCCAGACCTCCGCCGGATGCGGCCTTAGCGGACGCATAAATCAGCCCTGATACCTTTCCAATGGCTTCCGTGATATCAGCCTCCGTAATGACTCCCGTGTTCTCATAGTGAGCGAGGGAGAGGCACATAGCGACTTTGAGAACATGATCTGGAACTCTATTGACAAAACCAGTTCTATCATTGTATTGAGCTTGATTATTTCTCCAATCTTTTCGCCAGATATTGAATGTCTTTCTAGCAGATTCATCTGGAATCAACCTAGCAGTTTTTGTAGCTATCATTTTTAAATGCGGAACATAAGTAGGAACTATGTAATTCTTAAATCTATCTTCGTCAATTGACTCTTCTTCAGAATCGAGCAAATCGACATCTTTAGACCTCTTTTCCTCATAGATAACCAGATTCCTACCAATATAACCACCTTCAATATTGGGTTGGGGTATACTGTCATAGAAATGTGCCGGACTTGATCCAAATAAACAAGTGATATAAGGTTCTTTAAGTTTTTCAGCTCCGTCTCCCTTCAGAAGATTTGTCCAGTTAGGATTATAGTTTCTATCATATAAGTCTGTCAATATAGTTAAACTATCGGGATCTTGAATAATTGCAGTTGATAACTCACCATTTACAATAAACCCTCGGCTATCTGTGATTACAGGTTTTCCCTGTACTGATTTTGTTGTTGCGAGTTCTTTTATAATTGCTTGAATAGAACTCCTTCCAGCTATGACTCTTGTGTTATCTGCTTCTATTACAAGACGCTTTGCAAGATTAACGGGGAAACCTTTTCCTAGTCCCGATTCACCTAGAAGCATCACGTAAAGATTAGGATAATATAAGAGATTTCCTTTAAGCGTCCTCAGCGTATATGCGTTAGCGGCAACGGCACTAATACAACAAAGTAAGCTCCAATATATCCACGATTCTGGTGTCTCAACGGCTGAATGTTCAGAAATTAAGTCATCAATCCAAGATTTCCCTTTCACATTCTGATTACAGTGACCATTTCATGCCCACATACACCACAAATAGGACCAAAGATAGTAGAGGGGCACTGATATTTACAATGCATACATGCTATAGTTCTAGTTTTTTCATTGCTTCCTTCAGTCTGATTATGAGTGAAAGGCATCTTCTGTGGAACCATAAAGGGAAAACTCCTCACATCTTTAACTTCGTCCAATTTTTCCTCGTTTCTGAGCTAATGAGTAGATTTGCTCAAAATACATCGAAGGAGTATTTAAGCCTGCTGTTCCTATTGTTATTACATGAAAATCTGAACGAAAAGCTAAATCAGTAGTATTCACTGGATAAAACCATTGGTTATCTTCTAAATTCTGTCCTCTAGCCCAGGTTTTAGCTTCAGTAAGATTACCTGCGAGGATGCAGATTTTGGTCATCTCACAAACTCACCTTCTCAAAACTCGCATAATCACTGTGACTGACTTCAACACTCCCAGGAATTATTAACTTATAATCTCTCTTTAATGTACAGTAAAGACTAAAATCTATCTCTTTCTCCATATGCTTTTTCATCATTTTGGCATATCTCTCCCAGTCATTTTCTGGAGCTTGAAGATAGAGTGCGTCGTGCTTCTCTTCTGCCCAGAGGATTTCTCTGTCATTATTTAATTCCTCATCAATAGCTAAAGCCGCTCCTTGAACAAGATGTGCTACTGTTCTCTGAGGTATATTCGCATATGCTTCTTGATAAAGGCTTTCATCCATTCGACCATTAAATACTCTAACACCGCCCATAGGATCTATTAGAACACGAGAAGAGTTAATTGCAGATTGAATATCTGCATGAAAAACTTCATGTAATTTCGGATTAGCTGCGTGAAATATATCTAACATTTGACCTGCGCGCCACTCACTAATTGACATATTAATTTCATACTTCTGTGCATTAGTATTAAAAGATGTCATAAAAGTTCTTTTCCTAACATCGTAATTACCCGCATTTCTTGTTGTCTTTCCTGTGTATCTTTCTGGTCCATCTTTTGGAAGAAAATCTACAACAGGATGATGAAAATCTGGAGAAAGTTCTAATTTATTTGTGTAACCAAATATCAATCCAGCCGTTCTTCTATGAATGTCTACTTTAGCGTCGAATGCTTTTAGAAGTTCCCAATCTTTACTTAGAACTGCTACTATTCTAGGCTCTGCTTGCGAGGAATCAACAGAAATGATTACTTTTCCCTCATCTCTAATAAACATCGACTTAATATCTTTGGCTAATCTTCCATGAGCGGATATAGTGTGATCAGCAAGGCCAATCTTTTTAGGTCGTAATGGTTTTTTAAGGATTCCTGTAGAACTTCTGCATGTTTCCGTGGCAGAGATATTATAAGCGCTCTTACATCTTCCATCGTAGTCAGGTGAAAAGGATATCTGCCTAGATTTTTGATCTCTAATACGTCGTTCCTCAAGTAAATCTTTGAGGATTTCTTGATGCTCTTTTTTCTTGGCATGATTCCCTAAAATAGCAATAATGCTATCTTCACTCGTCGGATCTTTTTTTCGTACTTTAAATTTCATTTCTTTATAGAGTAAATCAAATATCTGAGGATAAGATTTCACGTTTATATCGTGACCGATTTTAGAAATCAATCTCTCATGCACTTCTTCTTGCATAGCTGTGTATTTAATCTTTAGTTCTTTCTGTCTTGCATGATCGACTTTCTTACCTGTAGTCTCAAACTTCAAATAGAGTTTATGTTTCTTCATCATGTAGTTGTAATAATAATCATGAAGAGGAACAGAGTACTTCTCAGCCATTGCTAGAAGATCAATTTCTTGCACTTCATCTAATTCAAATTCACATGCACAATCTCTAGCATTATACTTAAGCAAATGTTCTATTCTATCTTTTCCAATACGAAATTCTTTACCATCGTCCTTATAAAAAGGTTCTCTTGTCCAAAGAGATAATGCGTCACAAAGCCTTTTTTGAGGCATCTCTGGAAATAATACTCTCGTCTTTATTAACGTATCAGAATACACATTAGAAGATTCAAATCCTATTAAACCTAATTTGAAATCATCGTATTTATAATTATGACCGATGATCTTTTTAGTCCTAAGCGTTCCATCTATAAGTCTCCAAACTTCATTTAGTTCAGAATTACCCATATCAGTGAGTTTGTTAGGACCAACAGAATTTAGTAAAGGAACGCTAATTGCATGATATCCATTAAAGGCGAAGCCAATACAAACTGGTACGCAGTTAATACTTTCGATGTCAACGGCACACTTTTCTTGTTTTTCATATTCTCTGAAAAATCTAAAGAGTTCGAGGCTGTTATGCGCAATTTGTAGTGTTCTATCAGGTAGTGTTAGTTCTTTAGTGAGAGACTCTTCCGCTGCTCGTGCGATGTCTGCTTCTATTAGTTTTAGGTATGTCCAAGAAAGACCTCCTTTATCACCAGAGTGAGAAAACAGAGCGGCTGGATGAATTGTTGGAACTACTTTTGTTTTGCCATCACGAGCAAGTAAAATAGAACCACGATAATTAAGAATACCGCTGACATCGCAAACTGCCTGTAAAGCAAGATCACCAACCGCAAGAATGCAATTCGGTCTGAGCTTATTAATCTCATTATCCCACAACTCCTGCATTGATTGTCCGATGTCTACATTGATTAGATGAAGTTTCTTGATATCGTTTAAAGGAGGTCTGAATTTTACTACATTAGTTATATATGTATCTGAACGACGTATACCAGCCTTAAAGAGACAATCATCAAGAATCTTCCCTGTAGGACCAGTAAAAGGAATACCAGTCTCATCTTCAATCTTTCCGGGTGCTTCACCTAAAATCATAAGACTAGGCTGAAGAGAACCGATTCCGGGAATGTAGTTAGGCATCTTCGTCTGTAATACAGATTTGTTCAATATTATCTTTATGTATTTCTATTGTAGATGGAGATAATAAATAAGCGTCTTTATCTGTTAATAGCATCCACTGAGTTACATTTTTAACTCTAAAACTATGATGCGCAGCATTATATTCAAAGTCAAAATCATTACCGACTAATTGAGCAATTAAATCTTTGATTACATTTCGTTTAACAGTCACTAAAACAATCACACATCCTCCATCTCATCTTCCTTCGATTTATCTCTAATCCATTCAAGACAATCACTAGCAGTATGAAAACTCTCTATCTTCTTCTCATGTATACGATACCATCGTATAATCATCAAATCTTCACTTACACTTCCTTTACTACGAGAGAGACTTTTAGCTGTTTTCTCTATTGACCAATTGTCATTGTTACGAAGATTAGCAACGTGAATCTTATGGGTCTCTTTAGCTCGTTCGAGGAAGTGTCTTGACATTAGTGAACTCTTCCCATATTATGATCTATATTTTCATTTATGATATACTCTACTAAAGCATCTTTAGCACATACAAAACACATATTTCCAGCAAATGATACAGTTTCTGATTTATCTTCATTTATAATTGAAGCTACATAGCATATTTGTGCCTTATATTTTTCTACTAGTTTTATCATTTCCTCCTCGAATTCATCTGTTTTATTCATTCGTCTATTGCTTCAGATAATGAATCTAGAAGATGTTCTAATCTAACTTTTATATTTCTAATATCTTCTTTTGTAATATCATCTAAGTCAATGATTTCTTCTTTTGCCGTAGAAAAAGCATTGTCTAAATGAAACTCTTCAACCTTCATCCTCTTCTCCTAAAAGAAAGCCGCCCAACTACTAAGCCGTTAGCATGACAAACCATATCATGCTGGCGATATTGGTGGATGTTCATCAAGGTGCTGCTAATTGCTTGCAGCCTTTGTTTTGTTGACATTCCTACCGCAAGTAGTCTGGACGGCTAGGGTTTATTCTGTTACTGACAAAGGATCATTGAATACAACAGCTTTAATAGCCCACATAGCGGCTGTTTCTAATTCAGTAATAGCTACACTCTGATGTCTTGATGGAGGACAATTATCTTCAATAGCATTCTTAACTATAGAGAATGCTTCTCGAAGATTAGTAATCCTAACAAATCCATCATCACTAGGTTTGTGATATGCGAAAGGCTTATCAATCATAAGACTAGCTCATCGGCCTGAAATCTTCAATAGTATCATAACTAGTCTTTTTATCCTTCAAAATGTAAACCATCATCTTAAATCCAACTGTTTTCTGAAACAATTCAGTTGAAACATCATATCCGCCAGTAGCATTCTTAGGAAATCCAAGAGTAGCATAGAGATTCTTACCAAAACCTAAAACCTTCTCATTGAAGTATCTACGAAGTTCCCTACCCTTTACCTTTTCCGGACCATCCAGAAGAGTAAAGAAGAAGATACTATTCGTTGAACCATCAGAAGGCTTTTCATCAGTTCCCTTAGTAATAGCTTCATCGTACTTAGTAATTTCAGCAGGATACCATCCCGGCGGAATCGGTGGGAGTGGGTCTGCGATTTTGAGATCATCCGGTGTTAGTGCTGCACGCATTGGTTTGTTCTCTTTCGTTTTGGTGGTTAGATTACCACTTTTTGGTTTGGTCGAATGGGTTATTTATATTAGATTCGTTAATAACAATCTCTTTTTTAGGTTCAATACCTCTAGATTCATCAAGCAGTTTCTTCCATACAGAATAGAAAAGCTGATTTGTGATATCAAATTCCTTTACAAAATCTCCTAGTAAGGGTGATTTAGCAAATTCATCTCCTATTGCTTCAGTAGATACGATATATTTTTTACTGGATTTACCATCGCTATTAGACCAATTTGATTGCTGACTGAAATGATAGATTTCTGTGAAGCTCCCCGGAATAAGACTCGCTACTTTACTACCGTATGAGACAATGGGATTAGTTTTGCTAACTGTTATAGAACCGCCAGAGCCGCTAACACTTATTCCTGCTAATGGATGCGCCGTCCAGATAACATGACATGGCAGCTTGCGGCTGAGATCAATACACTGACTCACAAGGCTAGTCTCAACCTTATATTCATCAAAATCTGGAATCACATCTTTCATCTTCTTCATCACACGTTTATCTTTACCGAAATTAAGCGACCAATTAACAGCACTCGAAGTCATGAATGTAATTGAGTCATTAACTATTGCAAAGTATCTGCAATCATTAACTAAATCAATAATCTTATTGAGGTACTCTCCTGCATTAGAAGAGTCATAAACATCATACTCAATATTATCAAGAATCTTCTTCGCTAGAGAGCCAAATCTTTTCTCTGTGAAATATGTGACTAATTCAACTGGTGATTTCTTGTCCCAATAAGAAATATAGACTGGTCCTTCAAGTGCGAAACTGGCAGCAGCCAATGTCTTTCCAAATCCGAATGGACCTTTAAATAGAAAACTGTAAGTACCAAAAGAAGATAGATTACTTGCTTTCATTGTTTTTTTGTCTTTCTCTGTATCCTTTTTTTTGCTCAGCTCTACAAATCTTACAGTATCTATTAATTCTAAAATTAGTAGATGGGCCTTTAGTTATACCTGTTAAGCGATGTCCTTGCGGACAATGTGTTTTAGTTTGATTATGATAATGTCTAGCTTCTCTTGTATCCTGAGAATTCTGATATTGAGTTCCGGCATATAAGTGATCTGGATTCCAACAAGCTCTACTACTGCATTCTGCTTTATGATTAGCCTGTAGCTTTGAATTTAAATCTAGTTCAAGAAAACAAAAAGCAGATATACTATGTACCCCATATGTCCTTCCATCTACTTTTATGTGTCCATATCCATCAATAATATGTTTAGTGTATATCCAGCAGCTATCTATATAGATAGTATTTTGTTTTAAATATGATATTAAATCATCTTTATCATTAATATTTACATGTCTAACCCATGACATTTCTTTATCGTGCAAACGTCTATTACTTTTCTTTTGCGGTCTTTGTGGTATCTTAGCCATTATTTGCCAAATCCGAATGGACCCTTAAATAGAAAGGAATATGTTCCGTGAGAAGAAAGGTTTGAGGCTTTCAAGTTCTATGCCATCTATTATGAGAATAAATATACATATTAGGAACCTTTTTGCCACAAATTTTACATTTTGTCAAATCTCTTCCTCTTCTTGATGTTCTTCGATTGTTTCGATTGATGATTGAATAGGAGAAAGAATATCATCGAGAGGAATATTATTTCTTTCTTCTTTTAATCTGTGACACTTCATACAGTGCGGTTTAGCTAATCTTAGTGAGTATTCATTCATAATAAAATCTTCTCCGCATCTCCAGCAAATTGATCTCTTCCCTAATGCTAGAGGCGTGTTTACCTTATATGAACAATCAGCAAGAGCACAGAAAAAAACTGCATTCCCGCTCTTGTATTTAAGGCGCTTGAGTTTGTGTGTGTGTTGGCTTTTCGCCAAGATTTAAATTCTCCATTTCTTTCTTTCTATCTTCATCTCTCATCCAATTGATGATGATTGAGAATCCTAACCAATGAATTACATAACCTTTAATTAATTTGGAGTACAATAAGCGTCTACTCATGATTGAGCTGTATCTAAATATAATCCAATAATGTTTATATCTAAGTGATTTTCTAGTTATATAATCGCTCCTATTAATTTTCATCCTCACTCTCCTAAGAAAAAGCGGTCTAGCCGTTCTGGTCTGAGTTTATTTGACTCAAGAATCCGAGCAACGGCTAGACCTATTCATTGTCGTCGGCACTACTGTTCTCAGTCACTTCTTTCATGACCTCAGAACGGCTATCAGACAATGAAATGTGAAATTCATGGTTTTAAAGCTAATCCAATTACAATCCCGCAAAGAGTTCCTAGAACTATGATGATTGTGTAGTCGATGATTTTTTTCATTAATCTGTTGAAATTTCATAATAGTATCTATGTGGATAAGATCCCTTATATCCCCCTGCTTCATTTTCTTTAACAGCTTCAGACTTAGAAGCAACTCTGAGAACAAGATATCTAAACTCGTTGATTGGATTAGATTTATTATCTTTAAATATAGCAAGTGTAGTCATAGTTTGGTCATATATCCTTCCTACTTCTAGTTCATTAAATGTCCCAATAATCATTCTCCCATCCCTTTCGTTACATCCCATATAGGTGAGTCTATGTATTCATTCTCTAACTTAAAGTCTTTTGCTTCTTGACCTGAAGAATCACAAATACGATGATACTCACATAGTCTATTGAACTTTTTGCAACTTGACCTCTTCAACGGCCAATATCCAGTTGCGACACAAGTGAGATATTCCTGAAGTATTTCTTTTGTGAGATTATCTTTCCAGTCTTGAATATAAACTGGATCATAGCTTAGAGGAACTCTCTTATATTTA